AGCACTGGAAGGGAATGCAAAACCAAATGACGAAATTGGCGAACTGCTCAAGAACCGCCAAGCTAATGGGAAGTCAAACGCCGTCAGAAAGAATCGTTCCGAATTACCGCCAAACTGATGGTGACGATGCCGCCGCGATTCTTCGTGCTGGCGGTCTGCTCTTAGACCCATGGCAAATCGACACGCTCAGAGACTGGATGGCGGTCGGCTCAGATCGTAAATGGGTTTCAAAAACTTGTGGCTTGTCGGTGTCCAGACAGAACGGAAAGACCGGATTGGTGCAAGGTCGCGCTAATTCCGGTATGATTCTTTACAATGAGATTGTCATATACACCGCGCACTTGCAGAAGACCGCCACAGAGACTTTTGAAGAAATGGCGGCGTTCTTTGATACGCCAGCACTTAGGAAGTATGTCAAGGACATTAAGACCGCATTGGGGCGTGAGCAGATTATTTTGAAGTCTGGTGCTAGGGTGAAGTACCTTGCAAGGACGCGCTCTGGCGGTCGTGGTCAGCATGGTGATTTGCTCATCTTTGATGAAGCACAGGAGCTGGATGATGACCAGCAAGCCAGTTTTCTTCCTGCAATTTCGGCAAGTCTGAATCCGCAAACGATATTGATTGGAACGCCGCCAGACCCACAGAGCGCCGGAAATGTGTTTCGCGGTGTTCGTGACAAGGCGCTTTCCGGAGAAACCAAAACAACCGCTTGGGTAGAATTTTCAGTCAAGGAAATCGGAGATGTAAAAGACCGCTCCAGGTGGGCGGCAACGAATCCTGCATTGGGCAGACGCATTTTGGAATCAACCATCGAAGGCGAATGCGAACAGATGCCAGAAGATACATTTGCCCGTGAGCGCCTTGGATGGTGGACGCCAATTGTTGAAAAAAAGCTTGATTATGCTATTCAAAAAGATGCGTGGAATGCGTGTGCAAGCGCCGACTTCAAGCCAGAAGGCAAAGCCGCTTACGGCGTGAAATTTAGTGCTGATGCATCTGAGGTTGTGCTTTGCGGCGCTGTTATCGCGGCGGATGGCAAGTCAAGAATTTCGATGATAGAACGGCGCGGCACTGGTCAAGGCATTCGATGGCTTGCTGACTGGTTGAACCAGAGAGCGGATAAGGCTTGCTGTGTTGTTATCGATGGCAGGAACGGCGTGGATGTACTGATTGAGCGTATCGGTGACACATGGCGTTTTAAGAACAGTGTTATTAGACCGTCTGCGCGTGATGTCGTTTCGGCGGCGTCTTTGTTGGTAACCGAAGTGAACGAACAAACGGTCACATGGTACGAAAAGCAGACTGCGCTTGCAGAATCTGCGCTGACATCTACAAAACGCGCCATCGGTGGCGGTTGGGGATTCGGCGGCGAAGATTCCGCGCCGATTGAAGCAGCTGCGTTGGCGCTTTGGGGTTGCAGGAATAGTAAGCGCGACCCGTCAAAACGCATGAGAATAGGGTGATGCAACAATGGTTTTGAATCTGAATCCAATGTCCGTGGTTGGTCTTACGGACTATGAGCGCGTTGTGCTTCAGAAGCTTGTCGTGGCTTATGAAGCGCACATCAGTCAAAACTATGAGAAAAATAAATATTATGAAGGCAAAGTAAGCCTTGGAGAAGTGAACCTTGGCATTGCTTTGCCGGAGCAGATGCGCGGTCTTGAAATCGGTTGCGCGTGGGGCGCGAAGTGCGTTGATGTGCTTGCAGCTCTGTCGATGTTTGACGGGTTTGTCGGTGTAAACGGAGAGGATGTCGAAGCGGTTGACAAGATCGTGGAAGACAACAATCTCATCACCGAATACGAAAAGGCAACCCGTGACGAACTGAAATTCGGTTGCACGTTTGCCACGTTTACCGCTGATGACGATATTGGATGCCGCATCCGTTTCCATTCGCCTATGACCGCCGCCGGACTCTGGAACGGCGAAAAAGGCAGAATTGAAGCAGGGTTTGCAATTATCGATGCCGCGCCAACAAACGAATCAAACTACGCCTGGACTCCGCGCCTTATTAATTTCTATACAGATGATTTTGTGATCGTCCTGCGAAGCAATAATACTGTTTGGAGCGCCGAACGCTATCAGCATAAAATGGGCAGACCGCTGATTGAGCCGCTCATTTACAACGCCACTTCTTCAAAGCCTTTTGGCAGGTCCCGAATCAAAGAGCCTGTCCGGCGCTTGATTCAAGGCTATGTCCGAACCATTGCCAACGCGACCATCGGTCTTGAATTTGCAACTTCTCCACAGAAGTACTTGCTGGGCGTTACCGATGACCAGTACGACGCGCTGATAAATCAGAAATTCAAACAGTATGTTGGTTCAATTATCGCGTCCACTGTCAATCCGGAAACCGGAGAAAAGCCTTCCTTTGGTCAGCTGCCGCAAGGAAATATTTCCTCTCATGTCGAGATGATTCGCGTTCTTGCAACACAGTTTTCAGCGGCAACTGGTTTGACTGTTACAGACACGGGAGTTGTGAACGATGCTAACCCGACTTCGTCTGACGCAATTCTCGCGCAGAGCCGAACGCTTGTCGGGATGGCGGAGCAACTGAACACCGCAAACGGCGCGACTCTTAAAACGCTTGCTCTTATGGCGCTTGCGATTGAGCAGGACAAAACGCTTGACGAGTTGACGGACGAGGACAAGGCAATTGTTGCCCACTTCCGCAACCCTGCCATGCCGTCTGTTGCTGTGACCGCAGATGCCGCTATCAAGATTGCATCTGCGAGAGAAGGTTTTGCACAGACCGATACATTCCTAGAGATGATTGGATTTGACAAGGCAGACATTCGGCGTATCAGAGCGCAGGAGTCACGCATTCGCGGCTTGAATACATTCATGGAAATTGGCGAACCAAGCCAAGACCAGGGCGGAATAAATCAGACCGCCGCCGTTGAAGCTGCCGGAGATGCTCTGGACAAGGCGGAAGATGTCGTGAACAAGTCACTGAACGAAGCGCAGACGCAAAGCTTGTTGACCATTGTTGCCCAATATACGGCAGGACAGCTTTCAGAAAACCAAGCTGTCAACATCTTGTCAACTTCTATTGGCATTTCAAAAGAACAGGCGCGTGAACTTCTGATGGCGTAAGGGGATTGAAATGACAATCTCAAAGAAAACGTGGTCGCGGTATATCGCGGCTCTCCGGCGCGTGAACGACAAGGCAACCGAATCGATGCTTTACTACATCCAAGAATACGGTATGCCAAAAACGCGGGAACAGCTTGACGAATTCATTTACGCGGCTTACAACTTGTCCACCAGATACGGCGAAGCGGCATCCGCGCTTGCTTGCGAGATGTACGATGCCGCCGCCATCGCGTCTGGTGTTGCATTGCCGTCAGCGGAACCGGCAGAAACCGCGACCTATAATGAGGTTGCAAAGGCTATCCAAGGAACGTTGAAAACTGGAAACGCTGAGATTGTTTCCGCTTCTGTTGGAAGAATGGTCAAGATGGCAGGGGTTGACACGACAATGAAGAACGCGCTCCGTGACGGCGCTGAATGGGCGTGGATTCCGGTCGGTGATACTTGCGCTTTCTGTATCACGCTTGCTTCTCGCGGATGGCAAAAGGCAAGCAAGGCGGCAATCAAGAACGGTCACGCTGAACACATTCATGCTAACTGTGACTGCACATACGCGATTCGGTTTAATAATAGCACGATTGTTGAAGGCTATACTCCTAACCGCTATCTTCGAATGTATGAAAGCGCAGACGGCTCGACACCGAACGAACGCATCAACGCCATGCGGCGCGATGCTTACGCACAAAACCGCGAGAAGATAAACGAGCAAAAGCGGTCGGCTTATGCAAAGCAGAAAGAACGTGAATCGTCTGCCGCTGAAGAAATCAAAGTTGATTAATGCATCCGAAAGGGTGCTTTTTTCATACAAACTTCGCTTGGCGAAGCGTAATAAACGCGACCACACGATATGCGACATCGTTAAAGCGTAGTGGAGAAAGGAATTGCTATGAAACGCGACGACATCACATCCCTGTTTCCGGACGCGACTCAAGAGCAGATTGATAAGCTTATGAGCATCAACGGGAACGACATCAACAAGGCAAGGGGTGACAGCGAAGCGCTGAAGACCCAGCTTGCTGAAGCGAACACCGCTCTTGAAGCGCTCAAAACTGCGTCCGGTGACGGCGGCGAACTTGCTCAAATCAAACAGCTTGCCACCAGTCTGAAAACCGAACTGGACGGCATGAAGGCGGCTGAAGCACTGCGCTTGATGCGTGAGAAGGTCGCAAAAGAAACCAAAGTGCCAGCAAGCTTGCTTACCGGAGAAACAGAAGAAGATTGCACCGCGCAAGCAAATTCCATCCTTGAGTTTGCAAAGCCGAAGTACCCAAATCTGCCGGACGGCGGTGAGGTGCTTGGCGAACCGAAATCTCCTGCAACGCGAGACAAATTCGCGGCGTGGGCGAAAGAAAATCTTTAATTACGAAAGGGTGTTACTAATGGCTGGTATTTCCACCAACAGAACCAACATCAATCTGCCGACTGAGGTCGCACAGGAAATTATGCAGAAAACGCAGGAGCAGAGCGCTGTTATGCAGCTTGCTCGTCAGATCCCCCTGCCCGGTCGCGGCGTGACCATCCCGGTCATCACTGGCGATCCCGAAGCTGGTTGGGTCGAGGAGACTGGCGCGAAGCCTGTCAGTAATCCGACTCTCGCAACCAAAATCATGCAGGCCTACAAGCTTGCCGTCATCGTGCCGTTTTCCGATGAATTCCGGCGCGACGCCGCTTCTCTGTATGATGCAATTGTTGCTCGTCTTCCTCTGGCTCTTGCCGCGAAGTTTGATGCCACCGTCTTCGGCGCTGCGTCTGGCGCTCCCGGCTCTAACTTCGACACGCTCGGCGGCGCTACCGCCCAGAGCCTTTCTCCCGATGCTTACGCTGGTCTGGTTGCCGCTGACACCGCGATTGCGACTGCTGGCGGCATCATGAACGGCATCGTTCTTGCTCCGCAGGGCAAGGGCATCCTGCTTGCCGCTACCGATAACGACAAGCGCCCCCTGTTCATCAACTCTGTTGCTGAAGGAGCTGTGCCGATGGTTCTCGGCTCTCGCACTGTGGTTTCCAAGGGCGCGTTCGTGTCCGGTTCTCCGAACCATGTCGGTATTGCTGGTGACTGGACTCAGGCCATGTATGGTACGGTCGAAGGCGTTCAGATTCGCTTCGCCGACCAGACTTCGCTCACCATCGGCGGCGAGAATGTGAACCTTTGGGAGCATAATATGTTCGCTGTCCGCGCTGAGATCGAGGTTGGTTTCCGCGCCGATACGGCTTGCTTCAGCGTTCTGACTGCGTAATGGCAGAGCGCGTGAAAATGCTCAACTGGATTACGGGGACCGTTATGGATGTTCCTGCCGATTTGGTTGAGCGGTTCAAAGAGCAGGGGCATCTTGTTGTTGATGCTCCTGCCGAACCGGAAAAGAAGCAGACTCGGAAAAGCACCAGAAGCAAAAAGTAAGGGGGCAAGCTTTATGGCGTATGCCACCATTGAAGACATCGAGGTCAGAACTGGCAAGACCTATACCAACACCGAAAAGGTTCAGCTTGCCGCTCTGCTTTGTGATGCTGGGGTGCTGATTGATTCCTTTGCTCCGAACGCCGCAGACGATGCCAAGCGCGTTGTCAGCTGCCGAATGGTTATTCGTGCATACGCCACTGACGAAGAAGTCTCCTATCCGCTTGGAGCAACGCAAGGCTCAATGACCGCAGGTCCCTATACTCAAAGTTGGACTGTCGGTTCTGGCGGCGGCGCTGGTGAACTCTATCTCGGCAAAGCTGACAAGCAACTGCTTGGCGGCGGCAATCAGATCGGCTCTTATAGTCCTGTACAAGAACTGGTGGTGAATTGCCTTGATTAAGGGAATCACTGTCACGCTCTACGAACGGACACAGACGGGCGTGGATGCGTTTGGTGTTCCTACCTACACGGAAACGCCTGTCGATGTGAGCGGCGTTCTGGTTGCACCGACCACTGATGACGCTATTGTTACAGACCTTCAGTTATACGGCAAGAAATCCGTTTATGAATTGCACATTCCGAAGGGTGATAACCACAATTGGGCAGATGTGCGCGTTGGGTTTTATGGGCAGATGTTCAGAACATTCGGCGCGAATCAGAAATGGATTGATGCCAATGTGCCGTTGAAGTGGAACAGGAAAGTCAAGGTGGAGCGGCTTGTATAAGAATGTCAAGGTTGTTCTAAACAGCAAAGGAATCCGCGAATTGCTCCATTCTGACGGCATTGAATCTGCGCTTGTCCAAGCCGGAAACAGTGTGCAAGCGAAAGCAGGAGCAAACTTCGGTGTTAAAGCATTCTCGATGCCTTCCCGTTCTGTGGTGCGCGTAAGCGCAATCAACAAGAACGGCGTTAAGGAAAACGTGGACAACAATGTCCTTTTGAAGTCTTTGCATTAAGGTGGTGATTAAGTGATTGAAAAGACTCTTTACGACTATCTGAATAGCAACCTGGAAGACCCGGTGTTTATGGAATTTCCGATTGAAAACACGCCGGAGCGCTTCTATGTTTTCGAGAAGACGGGCGGAAACAGGCTGAATCATATTGCTTACGCCACCTTTGCTTTGCAGAGTTATGGTGGAACGAGATATGGTTCCGCTACTATGAACCTTGTCGGAATCAACACAATGCTCGATGCCGTTTCGCTTGATTCGGTTTCTGATGTGACATTGAATTCTGACTACAACTTTACGGACACGACCAGAAAGCGTGAACGCTATCAAGCCGTGTTCGATGTAACTCATTATGAAACGGAGTGATAACACATGAGCAACGCGGCAAACGTGACCACTGGCAAGCGGCGCGTTGACGGCGGCATCTATTTTGCTCCTGCTGGCACGACCCTTCCGACCGATGCAAGCACCGCTCTTGCGGCTGCGTTTAAGAATCTTGGTTATGTGTCCGAAGACGGCGTGACCAATTCGCTTTCTAAGGAAACGACTGAGATTAAGGAGTGGGGCGGTGACACTGTTGACACCGTTCTCACCGCGCAGAACGACACGTTCCAGTTTACTCTTATCGAGTCTCTGAACGTGGACACGCTGAAGGCTATCTACGGCAACGACAACGTGACCGAAGCATCCGGCGCGATTACCATCACGGTCAATGCGTCCGAAGCGCCTTCTGGTGTTTATGTAATCGACATGGCTCAGAAGGGCGGCAAGCTGAAGCGCATTGTCATCCCGAATGGCAAGGTCAGCGAACTCGGTGACATCGTGTACAAAGCTGATGAAGCAGTTGGATATGATGTCACTGTCTCGGCAGCTCTGGACGCGTCCGGCAATACGCACTACGAATACATTAGTGCGTAATTTCTGAAAAAGGAAGGGAACGATATGATTAAAGGGGTAACCAAATCCGGCTTTGAGTATGAA